CTTGGGATTACGTTCTATTTCAAATCCTTGCATGTTGTAACCTTCTTGAATTCGCGCAACTGGTTCTGTTGGCGGTTTGACTAATGAAATTTCAAAAGGATAGACCTCTGTATTCCATTGCCAAAGATATTCCTCTTCGAAATCGGCTGGGATGCTAAATAAAGGCTCGACTAGCCCGTTTTCATTCTCCCATTTATAGGTTAATTTCCTTGAAAAATCACATTTTTTTAGGACCCAATGCTTTGTTTTTTGTTTATTCAATAGAAATTGAATGGCCTCTTTCGTTGTTTTGTTTTTAATTTCGTGACAACCAAAAAGGACAGTATCACCTAAGGTACATAATGCTTCTGTGGCAGAGTAGTGAATTTGATTATTGTTCGCATCTTTCTTAATTGTGGTTGGCATCACGCGATATAAACCAATATATTCATTCTCATTGTCGGTCAGTTCCACCCATTGCATTTCTGCAATAAATTCATTTTTAGGATCATCTAGCGGCATGGTAAAATCTAAACTGCCAATTTTGTTCTCTATTTTTTCATAACTGACTTGATAGGCATTATCCAAAATTGCCGTATATGTTCTTTTCAAATCCAGCGCCATTAACATTTAATCACCCTCCTACACAAATCGGTTAGGATAGCGAATCGTCAAGCGGAAGTCGCTATCTTTGGCTTGAATATACAGCGGTTCATTGGGATATAGATAAAAATCGTTCATTGGTCGAATCATCGGTGCACCATTTTTTGTCAGATAAAAATTTTCAGTATCAATGATAATTTCCGAACGATCAAAGTCTCCTAAGTTAATTGTATCGTTCCGTGTTTTAATCCAAACACCACGTCCGGTTCCTGATAAAATAATGGTCGGTTTGACTTTTAATCCTTCGACCGTAGGATAAATTTCAATTGGCCGAACTTCTTTGCCTAAGTCCCCCATCGTGTAAGCCCGATTTTGAAAGGTAATCATTGTTGATCCCCAATAGGCTCCACCTTCAATTAAAATTGGAAAATCAACTGCTCCCGAGCCTGTATTCCCCATTAAGTAATTTGCTTGAAATGTAATGGTTGGCGAACCCCACATCACACTAGTCGCATCACTCCGTGTGTATTTATACGGATCAGAAAGCAATAAAGTAAAGGTGCCTGTTACTTGGTTAACACCTTCGGGTACATCACTCACTGAAGACTTACTGCCAAACCACAGCATTTCCGGTTCATCGTTAAACCAAATAGAAACGTCTTTTTCCGTAAACAAAGCAACGTTTAAATGATTAAATGCATCTCGAAACGCTTCATTATTCACAGCTGAAAGGCGATATTTGACTGTTAATTCTCGTTCTGGAATTCGCGCATAAACGTGACGTTTACCATCACGAATCCCTAATTGATAGCTTTCAATTTCGCTTGGAACTAATTCTCGTCCTGAAACTGATAATGTTTGATAACCAGGGATGACTTTTTCTAAAAATTGGCCGTTAAAATTCAACGCTTCTGAAGGAAGAGGCGTTGAACGAGTTGCTTGATTGGTATCAACAAATTTATACATGTTATCCTCTCCTTCCTAAGCGGTTATTTTGTTTCACTTGTTGTCGTTGTAACTCCGTTGCTAAATAAGGCGCCGTAGTTGCTGCGACAACTTTTCCATCTAACGTTGACTCTACTGTCACAAATAATGGTCGATTGTATGCATCATTTTCTAAACGATGGTCAATCGTTGCCGTGAAGTTTCCTCGACCAGCTAAGTCCAAGGCAAAATCATTTAACAGCGGTAAATCTAAAATAGAAGCCATTGCTCTACTAACGGCTGTTTCGCCTGAATAAATCCCCGTGGCAATCGTGCCGCCGAAATTCAATTTATGCAAATCAGATAAGGGACCTTCTTTTGCTGGTGAAAATGGTAAAAAGTTACGAATTTTACTGACGACCCCATCGATTGCTTCTTTGGCTTTTCCTATTGCGCCTGTAATTCCATCAGCAATCATGCCGACAATATTCGCACCGGCATCGGTGAATTTTGAAAACCAACCTTGGATTGCTTGCCAAGCACCTTCAATTACAGAACCAATGGCATTTTTTACCTGATCGGCTGCATTGGTAACCCCATTTTTGATATTTTCAACTAACTGTCCGCCCGAAGCTAACAGTTGACCAAAATAAGAACCAATCTTCGTGATCATTTGTGAGATTAATGTTCCTGCTGCGGACAGCAAGGCACCCAATAGACTGAGTACACCATTAATTAAGGCTTGAATCAGTTGAATCCCAGCACTTAACAACTGTGGCAACGCATTGATTAACGCACCCATTAAAGCGGTAATTAGCGTAATTGCTGCAGTAACCAGTTGCGGTAAAATTGAAATAATCCCTTGGATCAAAGCCATTAGCAATTTGACGCCTGCGCTGATGATTTGTGGCAAGGCACCAATTAAGGCATTTACCAATGTCAAAATTAAGGTAATAGCTGCCGCAACTAAGGTTGGTAAAATCGAAATAATTCCTTGAATTAACGCCATTAACAATTTGACACCTGCGCTGATAATCTGTGGTAAGGCACCTATCAACGCTGTCACTAACGCTAGAATAATCGTCAGCGCTGATTGAATTAACTGAGGTAAAATCGTCATAATCCCAGTGATTAATGCCATCAAAATTTGTAAACCAGCAGTCAAAATCAACGGTAACATAGTAACAAATGCATTGACTAAGGCCGTGATAATTGAAACACCTGCTGTAACTAGCATTGGTAACGCTGTGACAAAAGCTGTCACTAATGTAGTGATGATATTAATCGCTGCAGTTGTAATTGTTGGCAAGGCGGTGACAATCGCATTAACTAAAGTCATTAATAAGCTCAAACCAACTTCTATCAACATTGGTAAGACTGTTGTAATCCCCTGAATCAACGTAGTAATAATTTGTGTTGCCGCTTCAATTAAGACTGGCAAATTGGCAACGATCGCACCAACAATTAACGTAATTAAACTAGATAACGCGGTGACGATGCTTGGAATAGCTTCTGTTATTTTCCCGAGAATACTGGTTAAGACTGTTGTAAAAAGTTGTATAACTTTCGGTAGATTAGCTGCCAGCATTGTTGTAACCGATGTAATCGTGTTACCTAAATTATCAAAGACTTGGGTAATACCACCCGCACTCAAATCACCGGTTTTCATCCAGGCCGTCACGAATGAAACAATCAAGGAAATAATTAGACCAAACGGCCCAGAAATTCCTAATGCAGCCAGTGCAACTTTTGTCAGAACTTTTACCAAAAGACCAACCGCTAAACCAGCTTTGTCAAAGGTGCCACCAAATTGCCCTAATAAGTTACTACCTAATTGCAAACCGCTGGCAAAAACGCCTGCTAGCACACGACCAATTGTTGAAAAAATAGTCGCCATTTTCTCTAAGCCTACTGCAAAAAATTGTTTAAAAACTGCCATTACTTGCTGAAAGGCCGGCTGGATCTGTTGTAGCAGTCCTACCAATTTACCAAACGCCGCTGAAACAGCTCCTTGAATGGCACTAGCTAAGCTATTGATACTATTTCTAAATGTTTCATTGGTTTTATAGAAATAAATAAACGCTGCTACCGCTGCTAAAACGGCTGCTACAATTAAAATTAATGGTCCTCCACCTAAGACACTAAAACTAGCACTTAGTTTTGATAAGCCACCACCTAACTTCCCAATGTTTCCTTGTACAAGCGCCAAACCAGCACTAAACTGTTGAAATTTTTGCTGAGCCATCGTTACCATAATCAACATGGGCCCAATGGCGGCTAAAATGCCCATAATGGCAACAATAAAAACTTGGACGGGTTTTGGTAATTTGATAAATAAATTCACCAAAGCTGTAATGCCTTTGACGACTGTGATAACCACTTGAACCAAAATTTCCATTCCTGGAGCCATCACGCTTTGAATCACTTGTGCCGCCGCTTCAAATGATTGATTCATCTGAGTCAATGCCCTTTGCAACTCGCCTTGCAATGAATCAGAAATCCCTCCTGCACTGGCCATAATCAGTCCTTGCATTCCTTGAAATTCGCCACTGACCCCAGCACCGACACCCATAGCTGTTTTTAAAACGTTCAGCATAGGTAAGGAAACGGCACTAGTCATGGCCGTCCCAAAGATCAGCATATTATTTTGTGCATTAGTAAAGCCATCAGAGGTTTCTTTCCCCGCTTTTTTAGCTGCTTCACCGGCTTGTTCAGCAGAATCTGTTAACGCTGTGTTCATTTGATCTGCTGCCTTTGCTGTTTCGTCTCCTGTTTTTTTCACTGTTTCTCCAGATTGTTGCATGACGGTTTTAAATGTGTTCATGACCGTGGCTGACTGATTGACACCCGCACTAATTTTCCCTAAATATCCACTTAATAAGGCATACTCACCGCTCATACTTTTTAATGCTTGTTGGACGCCTGCAAGGCTTTTCTTTGCCTCCGATAACGGCGTTTTTTCTTTGTCATTCTCCATCTACTCTCCTCCCTTCTCGATAGCGGCGTAGACGCTCTGCCACAGTGGCAAGTTGCGTTTTTTTCCACTCATTTAATTTCGTTCGTTGTGGCTGGTTAGCTGCCAGAACTTCAGCAACTCGTTTTTCATAATCATAAAAACTTTTAAAGCTTTCAAAAACGGGTTTTCCTTTTTTGTTTGTCGCTTGCGCTTTAACATTTAAGTAGGCAAGCTCGTGCCTTTTCCGCTCTTCATCTACTTCTGCTAAATTAACAGCCATCAGTCGTAATTCAAATTCAGACATGGTCATCCGATCCACTTC